TTTTCAATGAGCCTCAGCGGTATATCCATGCTCAAATTGAAAACCAGCTTGCAAAAACAGGGCGCGTTAGGGCGTTGATCTTGAAGGGAAGGCAGCAGGGCGCGTGCTTATCGCCAGATATGAAGGTATTGAAAAGCGATTTTTCATGGATTGATATTGATAATGTAAAGGTTGGCGACAAACTGCTATCGGTTGACGAGGGAACAAGCGAAAGAAAAAATAATGGCTTTAGTGATTCCAGAAAAATGCGAACAGCCATTGTTGAGGAAAAGCACGAGTTTGAAAAAGAGATATTCGAGATTACGTTAGATAACGGTACGATATTAAAATCCACAAAAGATCATAGATGGATGACAAGGCAGAGAGGCGGGTGCTATGTTTTATGGAGAGAGTTAAAGGACTTGAAGGTAGGAGATGTTTTAAGGGCAGCTACTCACAAACCGGATAAGATAAAAAGAACATTTGAGGATGGATGGATAGGTGGAATTTTAGATGCAGACGGTTCATGCTCTACAACTGGTTCGCCTAGAATAGCATTTTCTCAAGTTGACGGTAATGTTTTGGATAGATATAAAAAATATCTAAACAAGCATAATATAAAATTTTATGAGACGATTGATTCAAGAACAAAAGTTGGTAGATATACAAAATTAGGCGACAAACCAGTTCATTGTGTTAGGGTTGATAGATTCCCTGATATGGTAAAGCTAATATCAAGATGCAGCCCTGTTAGATTTGACAGAGAAGGGATGTATTTAGGGCGCAAATTATCGACATCATCAAATGGGTTTGACGCATGGAGCAAGATTTTATCAATAAAATCGCTTGGGTTATCACGGGTTATAGATATTCAAACCAGCACAAAAACTTTTATTGCCGAGGGCATTGTTTCTCATAATTCGACGTACACAGAGGCTCGCTACTACTACAAGACAACTACCAAGTTTGGGCAGCAAGCGTTCATTCTTACGCATGAAATCAAAGCCACGAACAACTTATTCGCAATGGCTAAACGTTTTCATGATAACAGCTCACGGCGGTTTAAGCCAAGCGTTGGCGCGTCGAATGAAAAGGAATTGTTTTTTGATAAGATAGATTCTGGTTATAAAGTAGGTACAGCGGGAAGTCGAGCTGTTGGTAGGTCAGGGACTATTCAGTATTTTCATGGATCGGAAGTCGCGTTTTGGGGAAACGCCGATGAACACGTCGCTGGTGTAATGGAGTGCGTGCCAGATGGTGAATACGCGGACGGTACAGAGATACTGCTTGAATCGACAGCCAATGGCATAGGCGGGAAGTTTTACGATATGTGGGTATCTGCCGTAAACGGTAAGAGCGATTATATAGCAATCTTTGTACCTTGGTTTTGGTCAAAAGAATACCGAATGAAAGTTCCCAATGGTTTTGTACTAACGCCGGAAGAGCAGCGAAAAAAAGAAATTTACGGCGTTACTGACGAGCAGATTTGCTGGAGACGCGATAAAGAAATCAAGCTTGGCAAGGATTTGTGCAATCAGGAATACCCGTACTGTTGGGAAGACGCATTTTTGGCAACAGGAAGAACCGTTTTTGAAAAAGACGCGGTAGCCTTAGCAGCAAAAGAGTGCTTCTCGCCAATGCAATGTATGGTTTTAGAGAATGAGACATTCGTAAAACGTGATGACGGCGAGCTTAAGGTATGGGAACTACCCGATCCTAATCGTCGGTATGTTATTGGCGCGGACGTAGCAGAGGGATTGATAGAGGGAGATTTTTCTAGCTCGGACGTGTTGGATGAAGAAACAGGTTATCAAGTTGCACAATTTCATGGACATATTGCCCCTGACACTTACGGCAATTACCTAAATTTGTTAGGACGTTTTTATAATACTGCCTTGGTTGGTGTGGAAAATAACAATCATGGTCTAACGACAAACATAACGCTCAGAGACCTTGGGTACCCGAATCTGTACGTTCAGAAAGAAATCGACAACGCTTATAGCGGGGATCGCGAACAACGAAGAATAGGATGGATGACGACAAAGAAATCAAAACCCTATATAATAGACTTATTAAGTGCCGATTTACGAAGCGGCGATAGCGGCATTGTTTGCATTGACACGATTAATGAATGCAGAACATATATTGTGCATCCTAATGGAAGCTTTGGCGCACAAGTAGGATGCTTCGACGACAGGGTTATGAGCATTGCAATTGCTAAGGAAATGCAAAGGCAATCCCCTAATTTTAAAAAAGAGTAAAATTCATGAGATCAGGATTAAACGTATCATTCGTTCCAAAAGGTAAAGAAGAACCCGTTACGACGCATGAGGACGACAGGTTAGGGAATTATCTTACACGGACTTTTGAATCATGGCGCAATGCTAGGCTACCGCAGGAAAATGAATGGCTGCGATGCTTGCGAGCATTCTGCAAGATTAATGAAGATTTTATCGACGATCAAGGCGGTTTGCACGACTACATCTTTGTCGGTAGCACATTAACAAAATGTATTGCTGCGTTTTCCAGAATATCTGATGCGCTTTTTAAGAGTGAAAGTCATTGGGAAATAAATCCTACGCCCATTCCAGAATTTAAATTCAATCCAGATGAATATAAGTCTGTTTGGAATGAAGTTGTAAGACGCGCAGAAAACATGACTAAGGAAATCAAAGATTTATTGATTGACGCGGATTATGAGCATTATCTAAAAATGGCAGTTATGGAGTTCGTTATCCTTGGTAGCGGATGTATTAAAGGCGCGACATTAGCAATAAGAGAAAAAGAATACTATCAAAGATTTGTTGATCAAAACACGGGTGAAGTCGAATGGGTAAAAATGGAAGAAGAATACCCTGCGCCATTATTATCAGCACCAACTGTCTTTAATATATACCCAGACCCAGACGCGCTATTATCAGGCGATAAGCCTAGTGTTTTTGAGCGGCACATAGTCAGTCGTGCGCAGTTATCGGCATTAAAAAACGATAAGCGTTTTGATGCGGCAAAGATAGATAAACTACTGACGTATGCGCAAAAAGGCGATCATGTTGATTTAGCGCATGAATCGGCGCGTAGGGCGATAGCGAATAATCGCCGCGTGTTCTCGTCTGATAATATGTATGATTTGCTTGAATACTGGGGGCAGGTATCTGGTTACGAGTTGATACAATCAGGTTTTAATCATCATGATATTGACATAAAAGAGACCGATGTTTACTGGTGTAATATCTGGATGTGCAGAACAGAAACCTTATACAACCGCATTTTTCCATTAAAAAAACGTGTCAATCCGTACAACATTTTTAATTACATCAAGGTGCCGCATAGGTTCTGGGGGTTTGGTGTTGCGTTTCTTAACGAAGAAACACAGCTAGGAATTAATGATACGACTCGCGACCTATTAGATGCAACGGCTTTTGCAGCGAGACCGCTTGCTGAGGTGTTCACAACGATGCTTAAGAAAGGTCAAGACCCGACCGTAATTTCTCCCAATCAAGTTTTTTTACGCGATAGCGGCGATCCATCCGTTCCGGCAGTAAGGTGGTTGAATTTTAATGCCCCAATTGGACAGTTAGCGCAATCCGTCGAGCTAATGCGTAGGAACTCAGACGATGCCACAATGTTGCCGCAATTTAGCTATGGCGAAACGTCAAGCGAGATTAATCAAACGATGGGCGGATTGTCAATGCAGCTAGGTGTTGCTGCATTGCCTACCAAGGCTATCATCAAAAACATCGAAGACGACGCTATAAAACCAGTTATTCGCTCGATGTACGATTTTGTTATGAAGTGGAGTGATAATGAAGATTGCAAGGGCGATATGAACGTTGATGTGCGTTGTTCGTCTGTTCTTTTGGCTAAAGCGCAGAGGACACAGCAATTAATGCAATTCTCTAATGTAGCAGCTTCAAACCCGATGACAGCTAAGTTTACGGACTTTAAGTACCTAGTTAAAGAGATAGCAAAATCATTAGACATTGATCCTGATAAGGCGATACCTGAGCAGTTATCGGATGATCAGCAGCCACAGCCACCACAGGAAGACCCGATTACAAAAGCCAAAGTTGAGTTAATCGAGGCGCAGATTGCGAAGATGAATGCCGATATTACCAAAGTTGCAGCAGACACAGCGGCAACTAACATAAAAACGCAATTCGGCGCAATTCAGACAGCGGCGCAAATAGCCATTAATCCAGCGTTAGTCCCAATTGGCGATAGCTCTTTAGAAAGTGCGGGATATGTTGATGCTAATGGCACGCCAGTTGCAAATGTACCGGAACAACAGTCACCAATCATGAATGACGGCATACCAGAAAACACACATCCTAACTTTCCTGCTAATATGCCACAGCCAGATCAAGCAGCATTAGACCCAACTAACGCAATGAATGTTAGTTTGCAAAAAAATAATTCCATGAGTCCGTATCAAGGACTTGGCACAGTTGAAAACGAAGTAGCGGCAAGATAATCATGTTGGAGAAAGCCGACGATCTCCACATCGTCGGCTAGTAATTAACTATCAAGTTTACTTTCCGTAACAGCTAAGGATGCTAACAAATAGATCGGCGGTGTTTTTCTGTATATACTCAACTTCTTCGTCAGCATCATCCAATGCTGCATCATCTAGCTTCCAAAAACAATTGGGCTTATCTTTAAGCGCGCCTTTTTTAAATTCTTCATAGAAAGACAAAACCTCGTTTGGTTCGTACTTGTATTCTTTACCACGCTTATAATCTGATAAGCCTTTTGCTTGCGGAAAGATGTCTCTGTGTTTTATTCTGGATTTTGCTAAGCTCGAATAAGAAAGCGAAAATTCTTCCGCGATTTGCTTTAAAGTCATCGACATTTTTTGCCCTACTTTGCTAACCCAAGAAACTTACGCGCTAGTTCAATATCAAGACCATCACGATTATTTTCTTTTTCTCCAGAAATCCAATCTAAAAACTGCTTTCTGTTATACAACATCCTACCGTTTTCTCCTTTGCAAAAAGGATTTAATTCTGAATTTCTTAGCAGTCTTTTAAACTGATCTCTCGGCATTCCAGAAATGGCTGCCATATCCTCATGACTAATAAGCTCTGATTTATCAGACATTACTTTTAACAATCTGCTATGTTTGGTGCTTTGCAATCCAGCTTTACGCCTAGATTCTGCCGCGTTCAATAATTGGTTAGGCATTGCTACATTCCTCGATATTTTTTACTGCGATATACAAGTCAAGCTCGTTTTTAGTTTTTGACGCACAAACAAGGTAATCCCACGCCATTTGGGAACTAGAATAGATGCTAGGGTTAAATAACAGCTTTTCTTTCTTGGCATATTCAATCATAAGTTTTATGTCTAGCTCTGGGTATTCAGTGGTTATCTTAATTTTCATGTTGTCTTAATCCTAAGATATGCGCGTCCTTGCGCGTTAATTATAAATTACTAATTTGTGCTTTTATTAAAAAAGACAATTACCGCACTAGGAAAATGTGCGCTGTTTTTAGCATCGCCGAATTTAAGTCTGCCTCTGATAAATTCAACCTCGCCTTTCATTGCGTAATCATGCCACCATGCCGTATCAGTTCTAGCTGGTACTAGACAAACAACAGTTGCGCCAGCTAAGCTGGACTCGTAGGCTTTTTTCATCCATTTTCCAATCTCTCTGCCGTATGGCGGATTCATCCAGCAAACCCCAGTCCATTTTTGTTTTAACCCGTCAATTTCTGGGCTATAGAATGTGTAGCATTTGGCATTTTCAGCGATAGCACATACGTCAATCTGAAATCCAAATTTTTCATTGTACTTATCGAAAAAAGCTTGTGGTGTCGCGTGCATGTCAGTAGCACTGGAAAAATGCACATTCTTTTTTTTAGTCATAACGGACTCCTTTAATCATCAGTTTGTAAAAATTTTGGCGGTTTCGGTAGTTGTCGCCAGTGGGTAGGGTCGCAATAGGCAATGTCTCCTATTCGATTATGCACAAAAACATTTCCAGTGTGCCACGATTCCCATACAAGCTTATCCTCAAATGCAACAAGGATTACTGTCCCATCACGCGGAGCTGTGTCGATCGGTTGCCATTCTTCTATAGAATCAACAACATTATTGATTACTTGGTTCAATGGTAATTTCCATTCTTCCCATTCTATTGTTTCCCCGTCGTCTTCTTTAGACCAACTAGTACAGCCATGGCTAAAGCATAAAGCTTTACCGTTGGGACTAATGCCAGCAAAGTGACGTTTAGCCCATGTAGTTGCTGAAGCTGATGCTTTAACCAATATCTTGTCGTCAATGGTTAATTCCTCCAATTTAGGTATTCTGTAAAGCTCGTCAAGACTTTTCCAACGTCTAATCTCGCTTTTTACAGGTTGATGCCAAATACCTACAATAACCTCTTCATCATCAACTGTTTCAGTGCCTAATACAGTGACAGGGAATCCTCTATATTTGTACACATTTTCTATAAGATTGTGTTTCATATTAACCCCTTACACATTGTTGAGTTGTCTGAGTGAACTGTGAACATGGGTTATCAGCGTCTATCGCCATGTTTAAGCCTATGAATAGTTCAATGCAAATTATCACGATTGATATAGCCGTGATAATGAAAGTTATGGTTTCAAAAAATTTCATGTTAATTCCTATTAGTTGTCATGGTTACACCTAAAATGCCGACAAAATCGGTGATTTTTATCACTGCCGTTCCAACATTCTTTTAATTTTCATTTTCACTACGTCTATGTCCGCATACACACAAACCAAACTTGTTAAATGTGTGCTGAGTGCCGTCATCGTTTAAACATGGCGCGGCATAGACTTCGTAGCTAAAGTGTATGCAAGTTGTAAATGTAAAAATCTTTTCGCATTCACAGCATTTTTGCTGATACGTTTGTGATTCGTCATAACCGTACACATCATCATCATGATTTATATATTGCTCACAGCCGCAATATGGGCATACTACATCTGTCATTGTTTTTCCTCATACTTGCTACAGTTTCTTGGTCTTCCGCCACCTGAGCCAGCCCAAAACAATTCATTGCCTAATTGTAGGAATGCTATTTTGAGTTGTTGTTCAGACGCGCCTTTTTGTTTGTAATCTTCGTATTTTTTGCAGTTACCAATGCCCTGCCCGAATCCAATCGTGTCAGGGATAAAATGTTGACAGTTAGCGCATCTCGCTTTGTTTTGTTCCCGTTCAGTCATAATTATGACCTCATGATTATGGATGGTTTGTTTTGCCATCATTTAGCATCAAAAATATGTGGAGCGAACTCACATGGAAGCTGATTGTTATCAACTGCCTTGCTAAGTTTTTTAGCTGTCACACCTGTTGGCAGTGATTCGCCAATCAGATATTTACGGACTGCTCCTTGAGTGATCCCAGCTTTATTAGCTAGATTCATTTGTGTTCCGCAGTAGGCGACTGCTTTTGATACCGATTCTTTTACGATTGCCTTAGCTGTTTGTTTGTCCATTTTTTGTCTTCCAACTTTTTTATAATTGACAGCTAAATAATACTACGGTATTAAAAATAGTCAATACTTTATGTTAAAATTTATTAACACGGTCTGATTCGTAATGCGCTATCAGATTCTTTAAAAGAAACCCGCATAGCTTATTTTTGGCTATTGCGGGTTTTTTATTGTCTAAATTCCGCAAGTAGTGCCATGAAAATACAGATCGGCAATCGGCTAAGCTATTGATTTTTATGAATCGGAAGACAGGAATAAATTTTTTTACAAAAAAAATAATACCAAAGTATTGACTATTTTAAACACTTTAGTATTATTTTAACCAACAGAACGAGTTAGTGGTCATCTCAGAAAACCACGAACCGCCCCCTTCAATGTGGGATATACGGGATAACAAGGATGTCGGTAGCCAGTGCTACCAAGGATTTAACCGATTACCGATTGTTGCAGTCGGTAGTGGTGGTTAGAGACTTTCTAACTAACCAATTAATAAAAACAGGATAAGAAAATGAACAAAGAAAAACAACATCCAATGCTTGGAAAAAGATGTCTAATAAGAACTTACTCGGCAGGCGTACATATTGGAGATGTCGTTTATGTGGACGGCATGGAAGTAAAGTTGGAAAACGCATTGAGACTTTGGAAGTGGACTGACGGAGGACTGTCATTATCTGCTGTGGCGAATAATGGGATTAATGGCGGTCGTTTAAACAAAACTGGAGAGATCTATTTAACCAACGTGATTGAATTTATTCCAACAACTAAACAGGCGGAAGGCAGCTATGTGCGATTTATCGAAGATTAAAGCCAAACATCATGGCTACTCTGGCTCTGGCTATGGCTCTGGCTCTGGCTATGGCTCTGGCTCGGGTTATGGCTCTGGCGATGGGTCTGGCGATGGCTCTGGCTATGGCTATGGCGATGGCGATGGCTCTGGCTCGGGTTATGGCTATGGCGATGGCGATGGCTCTGGCT